AATAAAGAACTACCATTTTGTTTAAAATTAGTATCTACAATAATTGTATTAGCATTTACTGAAACAACTTTTTTAATCAAGTCATATACAACATTTATGGTTGCTGAAGTTGAAGTTACATTTATTGTCGTGTTTAAGACTGCATAGTAAGAATTACTGACTTCTTTAATTGAAACTGTATTTCCTGTTGAAAGATAGATCGTATCACCTTCCAACAGGTCATTAATAAAGTTGACGCTATTTGAAGAACCAAACAAGACATTTGACCCAGAAACTACATTTACAGTATTTGCAAGGCGTTTATTAACACCATAAACAATAACGAAATCTGCAACATTAACTGAGGCTGCAAGATTAGCAGAAACATTGGAGGTATAAATTGTATTAGCACCATTTGCTATACTGTATGTGTAATTCAATGGGAATAGACTGCTTGTATCAATCAGACTGTTGATGAAATTTATATTTTCTCGATTGTCATCAATTCTGGTAATAAAACTCTTTGTACCTATAGGGTGCGAAATATCATTCAATGGCTTCTTGAACTTAACATAGTCAGTTTTTGTTTTAATAATGTAAGAGAAGTTGTGATATTTTTCACCGTCTTGAAGTTTTTTGTCTGCACTAATTTGTCCGTCAGTATTTAAATAAATTCCAGGATAACGAATCAATCCATTCTCAAATTTCGCGGTAGCTTTAGCACGACCATCACCATAATATGTTACTGAATTTACAATTGAAGATATAGAATTATCATCTGATTTTAATGATTGTCCAATAGTAACTGTCCCTCTATAATTAAATACTCTTAACAAACCAGTTGCAGGATTAAATGCATCAACTGTTGCTTTAAATGTTGTTGATACGTTTGATGATCCTTGATATATTACAGTGTTTGAAACAAAAAGTTGTCCCGTAGTAACATTACTCAATATAATATCAGCATTACGTAAAGAAATAGTAGGAGACGAAACATAATCATAACCATAACTAAAAACTCTTATACTAGAAATTGCACCAATTCTTGAGGTGTCTAAACTGAACTGCTCGCCGTCACCAGTAACTTCACTCACTATCAAAGAAGCATTTGCACCAGAAACCGATTGTACACTTAGTGTAGGCAAAGAATCTCTCATATATCCTTCACCACCAATAATATATGCACCAGACGAATGATTATTTACTGTGACTTTTTTAATTCCATTATTTCCTGTATATAACTGAGACACAACCGCGTTAGCTCCATAACCAGAACCACCTTGGAATATGATAATATCATTCAATGCATATCCATTACCACCATTGATAACATTTATTCTGCCAATAGATCCAATATTATATAAATCATTACGATTTAATTTATAGATAGAAACACCGGAAATGTCATTGGGAAATAAATCAGCAAATCTAAGAGTGTTCGTTGACACATCTTCAATTACCAAAATTTGTTCATATCGGTTGTTTAGAAACAATCTGACATAATCTCCGTTTTGGAAAAAGTAGCCAAAATTTATTGTATTATCTGTTATTATCCTGGTGTTTTTAACAATGTTTACGGATGAAGAAACTAGAGTATCATCCTTATTCTCATTGTATAAGCTATAAGCATTTAATATGGGTTTATTTCTATAACCACCACCAGAACCGGTTAGAGTTACAAATGCCATTGGATAAACATTAAATGAAGTGCTTGTTGAAATTGTACGAATTACATTATTTTCTACAACTGCGATATTTGCATATAGAGTATTTAATGTTGCAATTGATAGATTAGACACATTAATTGTTCTGGGTGTATTTTCATCAAGCAATAACAATTCAGCTTTAGCTTCTGTTCCAAAGGCTGCACCTTCAAAACCACCAGTAAAATCTAAAATTACACTATTTGGTGAAACGTCTTGTTTTCTAAAACCAAACCCACCATTATCGACCGCAATGTCTGTAATGCCACCAGTTGTTGTTTGTCCAACATAAGCTATAGCGCCGATTGGATTGTTAGCAAGAGGATTTAAACCTCCAACTATAGTTAATGGATCGCCAGAATAACCAGTTGTTGTATCATAACCATTGTAATATAAACCTCTATTAGAAGAATCAATTTTAATTTCTGATAAAGCGCCAACTAAACGACCAGAAACTGTTACATTATTTGTTCCATTATTATAAGTTGCAGTGACCGTTTCGCCCGTAGTAAACAATCTGGTAATATTTGAAATATAAACTTCTGTGTACGTGATACCCAATTGACGGTCAACTGAACGTAAAACTTTTTCAACCACCGCTGTAGCTTTTGAAGTTTGACCCGTTAATAGAGTTTTCTCAATATTCATAATATTTGAGTCTGCCGTATCAATTCTTAGTGCAAGAGGCAGAACCCATTTGCCATCGGAAGTTTTTAAGATATCATCTTTGGGATAATAAATGTCAATATTTTCATTAAAAAGTGCTTTGAATAAAAATTTAATTGACTGTTGGGTGCCATTGGTGCGATAAAACTCAGCAACTAATTTTAGAAATAATCTTTTGTCTGCTACGATTTCATTTGGAAAATATGGCAGTAATTGTCGTTTGAGTTGTTCTAAGTAATATTCGTCCGCATTGTCAATATCATAAGAATTTTTAATTTGATACAACCCGTCAGAAACCATATCTGTGGTTTCCAACCATTCATAATATTTCTCTAAGAATGTTACAAATTTTGGATATTCGCTACGTACAAAATCAGGAACTTGATTTCGTATTAGACTGGAATTTAAAACTTTTTCCATTATATTTGTGTAGTTTTAACAATAATACTAGTAGGATCATTAGCATCAAGGACCAACATTTTATTCAATTTTGATTGGATAATATTTATTGTGGGTTTCATGTGTAAAGTGATATCACCAAAATCATTATTGATAAAGGTTGGTTGGAATTTTGTCAGTGTAATTTTTCCTAACTTATAATCAATAACTCCAATATCGGAATTGATAATGACTTTTGTACTGTTATCATCATAATATGCAATTCTCAATTTGCCATAACGACCCTGAAGAACTGCTTCAGCCGTAGCACCAACGCCAGTATCTGTTGATACTTTGACAATCGATATAGATGCTGAAGTATAACCGAATCCGGGATTCGTTACAATAATTTCGGATAATTTTCCATTAACAATCACCGCATTTGCTGTAGCACCAGTTCCATCTCCATTTATTAATACAGTCGGAGTACTCTTATAACCATATCCACCAGTTAACACAGTGATACTTTCTACACCAGTGAATGAAGATGGTATTTCTTCAAAATTACATTCTTTTGTTCCTGCACCCGGAACTCTAAATGTGGGTGATGAATAGAAATTATCATTAGTTGTTCCGCGAACAAGTTCAAATCCAAAATCTAATGTATAGTTGTCAGAAACATTTAGCGATGGCCTAAATTTTTTACCAACAAATAAAGAAATTTCATTTGAGATAATACCTCTACTGTACGAATCGATTGCAGTTTCAAGTCCAGAATATTTAAAGTAACTATTAAATTGATTTAGATTGGTGTCACAATAGTTTGCAATTACTGTTCGTATATTTGCTTTCAATTCTGCATCAGCCAAAGTTGTTTTAGCTTTATCATAAAAAACACTAGATGAAATTTTTAAATAATTATAGTCAACATCTACAATTTCAGGAGATACAGTCAACATACTAATAGGTTTTAAAATATTGGTCTTTACATATTCTTTTTCTGTATCACTAACTTCAAATCCTAATCTTGGTTTTGCAGAGATATATACTTTGCCATAAACTGGTGGATCATTTTCTTCTCCGCCCCAAACGTTTACAGCTTGAAATGAAGGATACTTTTGTTGAATAAGACGAATATAATCATTTTTTGTAACTGCACGATTTTGAGAAAGCAAATTCAATGGTGCACCAAACTTAATCTCATCAATAGATTCTCTATCAGCGCCTCTAGATGCGGATGAAACTGTGGATACTGTAATATTAGTATATCCTCCAATAGCAGAATTGATTCTAAATTGGCTCGCTCCATTAGCTTGGGTATAACCTGTGACCAAATAAGAAACAGTTACAATAGCACCATCAGGTAATTTTTTACCTAAAACTCCATCACCAAAATAAATTTGATAATTTCCGGCAATACCTTCTTGTAGGAAATAAATTTCAGATAAAGAATTTATTGTAAGGTCTGTTCCACTTTTGGAATAAACTGCGGTATCTGTGGAACCAGAAGAACTTTTTACAGTAACTACTAAAGTTGTGGTATCAATGAATGCATCTGGAATAGTAAAGATTTGTTTAGGATTAGATGCTGTACTATGTGTGTATGTGTATGTTAATGATTTACCCTCATAAATCTTTACACCATTAAATGTAAAATTTGTTCCAACTTTACTTACGGTGTAAGATTCTAAATTCACAAAGGTGTATGCACGATTATTAATTTGCTCACAAACAAAAATAAATCCTTTTGGAAGTGTCAATGTTTCGGAATTAGAATTTCCTGTAAGAACAGTTAAATTCACCACTGCTTGTGGAGCAGTAACTGATCTGGGAGTATATCCTAAAGATTTTGCATGAGAAACTACTGAGTTTCGTAGAGATGCGGATTCTAAAAACGATTCATTCGCAACCATGTTCAAGTAATATGCATTGTAATGAGTGTTGTATGCGAGAACATCCATCAGGATATTCATGCCAGAACCTACAAAATCATAATCTTGAAACTCCGTTTGTTGTCTCAAAAAGTCCTTTAGGTTGGTTTTGATTGCATCAAAATCCAATTCGGTTACATTTAAACGGTTAGCCATATTATCTTGCTCGATTTAAGAAAAATTTAATTGATACTGGTTCAGTTTTATTCAATATTCTGAACTGCATGGAAATTTGATATGTATTATCATCAAAATCTGGTGAAATATTAATGTAGTCTACAGAAATTCTAGGTTCAAAATTTCGAATAACATCAGTTATTTCACGTTCCAAAGTTGCGGAAGTTATGCTATCCATGTTATCGAACAATAACTTTTGTACATTTGAGCCAATTTCAGGATGGAACAGTCGCTCATAGTGGTTCGTCAAAATCAGGTTTTTGACTGAATTGATTACTGCCATCTCATCAACAACTTTATTCACATCTTTTTTTACTGGATGTGGCATAAAATTCAAGTCGAGGTCCGTATATCTTCTTTGTAGATTTGCTATTACTGTTGCCATTGTTTATTTATTTACCCAGAAGTAGAGTTTGCCACATTAGCTAAATTATTCTTCAATAGGTCGGTACCAATTAGTGTGTTAACTAGAGATTTTTGTGTATTACCCATAGCATTAAATCTTCCAAGATAGTTATTATCTTCAATTAGCTTTTTAGATTTTTTGAAAAAATTCCAATCGTGAGTTCTTCGGGTTGCAATCAAAGTATTTGCCGCAGTTACTGCACTCAATGCAGAAGTTACAAAACTCAATGCAACGTTTGAAACATAATAATCAGGAAAACCTTCGCCACCAGAAACATATGTTAAAGAATTTGCTATTGCATATGCGCTTGGTGTAATGATTGAATCGTAATAAGTTAAATCTGGAACAACATATAAACTGGTAAAAGATCCTAACATGGCTGTTGCATTTGGTTTCGGAGTATTTGCTGTCGTTATTACGTTGTTAGCTGGGTCAAAAATTGTACCTGATGTAGCTACTTGTGTTGGTGGTACAGCATAATCTGTTTTGTACACCACTTCCAACACTTTATTGCCTACCGCAGTTGCAATATCTAAACTTGGAATATTAGCATCTGTGCCCATAATTCCAAGACCTGACATATTATCTGTGTGTCTTCTAAAATGGCCCAATTCAATAATAAACCCTCCAACCGCAGCACTCAATTGTGCAGCTTCAGTGGAAGCATAGGTAAATACATTTGGTGAGCTAGTGCTTCCTGAAATACTAGAAGCGTTAGAGATGAGAGAAGTCACTATATTAGCCGCAGGATTTTTATAATATCGGCTAGGTGCAATAACATTATCATTTAAATCTTTAGCCTGCCATTCTGGAACAGGCATAGCAGCTTGTTCTAGAAATTTGAGAACCTTAGGATTTAAGTTTACCGCATCACCAAATTTTGTGGTGTCAAAACTGTATTGTAATCTACTAAAAACGTTTTGTGTCATAATATAAGCTCCATGTATATTGTCATATTTATTTACATCAAAATCAATGGCATGGAAGTGATACCAAAAAGGCCAACGTGTATGTGAGTATGTAAGTCATACTGCAATCTCATCATCATCATTGATCCCAAAATATCTTGGACAACAATGCCTTGCACTAATGGCGCTTGTGCTAAAACAAGACCAGTAATTATACCTGGGGCAGTTGCAGCGGGAAATCCAGCAGAAACACCACCAAGAGTAGAAATACCTGCCATAGGATTAACTGAACCCAAAAGACCAGCATGAATGCCTGTACCAGCAGTAACTTCACCTCTAGATAAAACAGATTCTGCGGCTACACCACCATCAATTTCTACATCACTGTTAAGTTGAATTACCATTGGTGCAGTAATATTTACTGAACCTAATGTTGAGCCAGCATTAATATCAATATCATTTGCTCCACTAATTGAAATGTCACCTTTTACAACTTGTTGATAATTACCTTCAACTTCTTGTAAAAAGTCTCCACTAATTCTTTGTACACAATCACCATTTACAGTTAGATATGAATTGCCTTGAACCGTTATATTACATTGACCACTTATAATTACATTATTGTCTTTTGCAACAATTTCATAATTATCACCCATAATCTTGTTGATGCGAGAACCATCAGATTGTAATTCGGTGAATGTACCGGTTCTATGCTGTAATCTAACTCTTTCAGCATCTAGTGTATCATCGAATTCCAGAAAATGTCCGGATTCCGATTGCATAACTTGATTATAAGGATACTGTGCTTTATAGTCCGATTCCGGTTCTATCCACATTGCATCGCTAGGAACTTCTACTTTAGCCATAATTAAGGTCTTTCTGAATCTTTAGGATCATATTTTTTAGCACCAGGAAAAAAATCCTGTACAAGTGTTGCAGCTTGTGTTTCAGTTAATTTGGAGGGATTCGCAACAGCATTTAAAACTTTACCGGGAGAAGTCAATAAATTTCCTGTTTCAACTGCTAATGCTTTAACATCATTAAGTGCATTTTTTGCATTATTAACGATTTCGGAAGTATTATCTATAACACCATCCAAATTAAAATCTTTTGCAATTTCCATAAATCCTGCGGCCAATTCTGCATATGCTTTTTTCAAACAATCTTTTAACATCGCCAAAAGGTCTTTAGGCAAATTTAACAGAAACTGTATGACAGCTTTAATTTTAGCAACATACGTAACAAAAACACCAATAGCATCATTAATATCTTTAATAAATTTTGTAATTTTCTTAATTTGTTGAGCTAAACTTTTAATCATTGCAGCCATACCTCCGGCTGCTGGTGCAATACCAAGAGCTTTCAATAATGCTTGAATGCCTGTTCTAATTGCTGTTGCAATCTGTAAAGTTAATCCTTTAGCATAACCCATACTTCTTCTGACGTAATCTGAATCTGGACATTTATGTGAACGAATAGAATTCATTATGTCAATGCCAGTTTGTGAAATACTTTCTTGGGATAAGAATGGAATGTTTGGTTTTCCAGCTTCCGTAGTAACTACACCCACAGGAGTTTTTGGATCGTTCAGTTTGTCTTTTGGTGCTCTACAGTCTTGATAACCTTTATCAACATATGTAACTTCTGATGATGGAATAATACCCGGATAAACACCCATAATCACAGGATATTGTCC